CTTAGAAGGCTGGGCTTTGATCTAGGAATGGTGACATTCGACAGGTGGAACTCCTTTGATATTCAGAACGAGCTAAAGAAAGTCGGTATCAGAACAGAAACCGTTTCGGTAGCCAAGAAACATTACGAAGATATGGCCATGCTTGTTTACGAAGATCGATTGATAATGCCAGGCATAGAGTTGCTGTTCGAGGAGCTCACGCAGCTTAAGATTATGAAGAACAATCGAGTCGATCACCCTCGCAAAAGCTCTAAGGACCTCGCTGACGCCGTCTGTGGGGCTATCTACGGAGCCATCGTCAACACTCCGAGAGAGGATTTTGGAGATATTGAGATCCATACTTATAAGAGCAGGCCTAAAACAGAAGTTGCGGATCTACCCGATAACGTGATACAATATAAGACCAAGCCAATTCCTTCCGAAATCGCGGAATATCTTGAGGGATTTCAGACTCTTTAATCACAAGATGTTGGGCATTCTTTAAGGTTCAAATACTACATTTAGAATAAACGGAGAGTATAATTGAAGTTACCCATTGATATTGTTTACTTTTCAAATTATTCAGGTAACACAAAAAAGTTCGTAGAGAGGCTAAGTGAAAATTCTTACAGGATTCCTATGGACTGTGACGATAGCAATGCTCCTATTTATACTAGGGAGTTTGTTCTTGTTGTCCCAACTTATGGTGGTGGCTCGGAACGAACAGCAATACCCCGACAAGTACGACATTTCTTAAATGTCAAGGAGAACAGGGCCCTGCTTCGTGGGGTAGTTGGAACAGGAAACACAAACTTTGGTGAGCACTTTTGCAAGGCCGCCCATTTAATTAGTGCAAAAGCAGGGGTGCCGCTTATTGCAAGGGTAGAAGTATTTGGCACCACAGAAGATATTAATGACGTAACAGAAAGGTTACAACTGAATTATGGATAAGACCTATAGCTACCACGACTACAATGCAATGCTCAACCTGTACGATGAAAACAAGAAGATTCAGTTCGACAAAGACAAGCTTGCTGCCAAGCACTACTTTTTAGATCACGTCAATCTTAATACTGTATTCTTTCACACTCTAGAAGAAAAACTAGATTATCTTGTAGAAAATGAGTACTACGACCAAGAGGTCTTAGACCTCTACGGTTTTGATTTTATTAAGAAGTTGTTTAAACAGGCATACGCTCACAAGTTTCGGTTTCCTACATTCTTGGGCGCCTATAAGTTCTATACCAGCTACGCCCTAAAGACTTTTGATGGCGAGCGCTACCTCGAAAGGTTTGAGGATAGGGTTTGTATGAACGCTCTCATGCTTGCAGGGGGAGACCCCACCTTTGCTCAGGACGTTCTAGAAGAAATTATTACTGGACGGTTCCAGCCCGCGACCCCAACCTTTCTTAATGCAGGAAAGAAACAGCGCGGGGAATTCGTGTCCTGCTTCCTGTTGCGTATCGAAGACAACATGGAGTCTATTTCTCGTGCCATCAATTCCTCTCTCCAGCTCTCTAAGCGTGGCGGAGGCGTCGCTCTTAACCTGACAAACCTGCGTGAGGCAGGAGCTCCCATCAAGAAGATTCAGAACCAGTCCTCGGGAGTTCTTCCAATTATGAAGCTTCTGGAAGATAGCTTTAGCTATGCCAATCAGCTAGGCGCCCGCCAGGGTGCGGGAGCGGTATATCTTAATGCTCACCACCCAGACATTCTTCAATTCCTAGACACCAAGAGAGAAAATGCTGACGAAAAGGTAAGGATTAAAACCCTTAGTCTTGGAGTCGTTATTCCAGACATTACTGTTGAGCTGGCAAAGAGGAACGAAGACATGTACCTATTCTCCCCGTATGACGTGGAGCGGGTATATGGTGTCCCCATGGCAGATATTTCTGTCACAGAGAAGTACCAGGAAATGGTAGACAACGCTGACATTAAAAAGAAAAAGATTAATGCTAGAGACTTGTTTCAGACCATTGCCGAGTTGCAGTTTGAGTCGGGGTATCCATACATTCTTTATGAAGACACCGCTAACGCCGCCAACCCCGTAGAGGGTAGAATCAATATGTCAAACCTGTGCTCTGAAATCTTGCAGGTAAACACCCCGACAACGTATAACGCTGACCTTAGCTATGGCGTAATTGGAAAAGACATTAGCTGTAATCTTGGATCCCTTAATATTGCTAAAGCCATGGAGTCCCCAAACTTTGCCAAGACCATCAAGGTAGCCGTGTTGTCTTTAACCTCAGTTGCCGATCTTAGTTATATAGAATCTGTAATGTCAATTGCTGAGGGTAACAGGAGGTCTAGAGCTATTGGTCTTGGTCAGATGAACCTCCATGGATATCTTGGAAAAGAAAAGATTCATTATGGTTCGGAGGAGGGCGTTGACTTCACAAACATGTACTTCTATACCGTTGCCTACCACGCGCTGATGACCTCAAATCAGAAGGCTAAGCAGACAGATAATCCGTTTGACAACTTTGCTAACTCAAAGTATGCCAGCGGAGAGTACTTCGATAAGTATGTAAATCAGGAGTGGAAGCCCGCTACCAAAAAGGTAGCTAAACTATTTAAAGATTCAAACATTGAGATACCTACACAGGAAGACTGGACCAGGCTTAAAAAGTCCGTCATGAAGTATGGAATCTACAATCAAAACCTACAGGCCGTCCCACCAACGGGATCTATTAGTTACATCAATAACAGTACCAGCTCTATCCACCCCATTGCCTCTCAGATTGAGATTCGTAAGGAAGGCAAACTAGGCAGGGTATATTACCCAGCACCATTCCTAACTAACGATAACAAGGAGTACTTCCAGGATGCCTACGAGATTGGGGCAGAAAAGATTATTGATACCTATGCCGCGGCTACACAGCACGTAGACCAAGGGCTATCCCTGACACTGTTCTTCAAGGATACCGCTACCACTAGAGACGTAAACAAGGCACAGATTTATGCCTGGAAGAGCGGAATCAAAACAATCTATTATATTCGTATCAGACAGCTGGCCCTAGAGGGTACGACAGTGGATGAATGTGTATCTTGCCAACTATAACTATTCTATTAAGGAGAAACAAATGAGTCGCATCGTAGAGCCTATCAACTGGAATAGGATCGATGACCCTATTGACCTAGAGGTGTGGAACAGGCTGACAGCCAACTTCTGGCTACCAGAGAAGATCTAACCGATGAGGAGAGGTCCACAACAAAAAAGGTATTTACAGGACTCACCCTCCTGGACACCATCCAAGCCACAGTAGGAGCAACCAGCTTAATCCCTGACTCCAGGACACCACACGAGGAGGCTATCTATACCAACATTGCCTTCATGGAAAGTGTTCACGCAAAGTCATACTCGACAATCTTCTCTACCTTGTGCTCCACGGAAGAGATTGACGAATCCTTTAGGTGGAGCATTGAGAATCCTTATCTTAATAAGAAAGCTGAGATCATTCTCAACAACTATGATGGAGAAGACCCACTAAAGAGAAAGATTGCCTCTACACTTCTAGAGTCTTTCTTGTTTTACTCTGGGTTCTACTGGCCAATGTACCTATCCTCACGCTCCAGGCTGACGAACACCGCAGACATGGTTCGTCTTATCATTCGTGATGAGGCTGTACATGGCTATTTTATCGGGTATAAGTACCAGCTCGCCGTAGCAGAACAGACACCAGAGCGTCAAGAACACCTTAAGGAGTATGCGTACACCCTTCTTATGGATCTGTTCGACAACGAGAACAAGTATACGGCAGAGCTCTACGATGAACTGGGACTAACAGAAGACGTTAAAAAGTTTCTACAGTACAATGCCAACAAGGCTCTGATGAACCTAGGCTATGATGCACTATTCCCCAAGGAAACCTCAGAGGTTAGCCCAGCTATCCTGTCGGCGCTGTCTCCTAGTGGTAACGAAAACCACGACTTCTTTAGTGGCAGTGGATCTAGCTATGTCCTGGCAAAGAACGAGAGCACAGAAGATAGCGATTGGAACTTCTAGTGCTATACTTGGTTAAACGGAGGAAGGCTTTATGATTAACAAAACGCTTGACTGGATCTCTAATCACGACCCTAGGTCTAGAGAGTATCCATTTAAACAAAGGATGGATAGTTCTCCTGTAGCTGAGGTCCCTACTTTTTGGGAAGAAGGCATAGTCCTAGATCAAGGCCAGGAAGGCGCCTGCGTTGGCTTTGCATGGACCGGAGAGCTTCTTGCGGAGCCCTCCGCTCCTGCAATTCAGCCAGAATTTCATAGTGCGAATCTGCTAGCTGTATCTTTCTATAAGTCTGCTCAGAAGATCGATGAGTGGGCTGGAGAAAACTACGAAGGAACCTCCGTTCTTGCTGGAGCAAAGATCATGAAGTCTCAAGGCTTTATTGGAGAGTACCGATGGTGCTTTGGGATTGAAGCCGTAAAGAATGCAGTCCTTTCAGAGGGCCCAGTTGTCTTGGGAGTCCCCTGGTTTTCAGGAATGTACGGAACACTGCCTGGAGGATTAGTCATTGTTTCTGGCTCAAAGGTAGGCGGCCACGCGATACTGCTAACTGGCTACCACCCCAACCTTAAGTTTGGAAATCAGACTCACGAGGTTTTTCGTTGGAGGAATTCTTGGGGAGCTGGCTATGGAACTGGAGGGTCTGGCTGGATCAAGTCAAATGATTTAGGAAAGCTTCTCTCTGACGGAGGAGAGGCTTGTGTCCCTATGGATAGAAAAATTCCGGTATTCAAAGACATTAGAGTAAGCGCCTGGAAAGAATCTGTCTCCCCAGCTTGACATTTAGGAAAAAGTAGGCTATACTAACAACATGATGAAAAAGCAACAGCAGCCCCTCTAACCGATGGGGTGTAGTGTAAATGGTAGCATCGCTGATTCTGATTCAGCTGGTCTTAGTTCGAGTCTAGGCACCCTAGCTCAATAATTAAATATGGAGATATAGTTTAATG